AGTCGTTCCGATTCCAACTCGTCCTGAAGAATCTATTCTCATGCGTTCTGTAGATGCAGTTGAAAACCCTAAGTTACTGCCAGAGTCATAAACTATACGACCACCATCAGGGTCAGAAGCATCGCCTAAATCTAAGAAAGCTCCGTTGCCATCTGCTGATGTAATTCTTGCTATGGTATCACCTGAAGATGAAACATGAAGGTTAGCACTTGGCGAAGTCGTTCCAATACCCAATCTTTCAGTTGAAGCATCCCAGTATAGAGCTTGGCTAGTTCCCGTATCATCGTAGAAGGAGATGTCTCCGCCATCTTGGAATAAAGCTAATTTAGTTCCACCGCTTGTAATAGCTACCTCTTCTCCACCACCAACACCAATAGATTGAACGTAAGGTGATGTAGCATCTGAACTGAAAGTAAAACCGAATCCTGAACTACCTTTAAGTAATGCCACTGTACCGCTTGGACTACTCGTGTTAACAGTCAACAAATCAGCAGTTACTGTACCTGTTACGTCTATGCCTGTTGAGGTGGCTGACAGAATATCACCTGTTGCATTGAGGTGTAATCTATAACTACCATCTGAAACAGCTCTGTGATACCAAGACTCATTAGAACCTTGTTTTATACCAAGTTGATAGTCAGAACCAGTAAGGTTTAATCTTTCATCACTTGCATCCCAGAATAACTTAGCTGTAGTTCCTGTGTCCTCGTAGAAGCTGATGTCTCCGCTATTATCTATTTTTAAAAAGGAAGCACTACCACCAGCACCTAAAAATAAATCACCACTTGCATTTGAAGCATAAAAATAATTACTTCCTGCTCTTGACATAGTAACAGTATTACCATCAGCAGCTATAGCAAATGTTCCGTTTGTACCATCAACAATCAACCCATCAAATGTTGGAGTTCCTGCAACGTTTAAACCTGTAAGCGTTCCAAGACTTGTAATATTAGGTTGAGCTGCTGTAGCTAGTGTGCCTGTTATAGATGTACTTGCTGATAAAGTTGTGAATGATCCCGCAGCTGCTGTAGTACCACCAATAACAGAACTATCAATGACCGCTCCATCCAAGTTTAATGCAACTGAAGTACCATTGGAAGAAAAAATTGCATCAAGTGCATCTAAGTCTGCATTAAGAGAAATACCCCAAGTATCTTCCGCTGCACCTGGTTCTGGTTTTGTTAAGTTTAAATTTGTTGTAAATGTATCTGCCATTACGCCGCCTCTTGTTTATCTAATGTTTTCCACGTTGTGCTTGGATTTGTTTGATTGGTCCAAGTATCGCTAGCAACCGTTTGTTCTGTCCAAGTTTCTCCTGGTACAATTATATCTTCCCATTTTAGACCACCAATAGATACAAAGCCACTTGTTTCAACAATGGTTGATGTGCCAGCAAAGGTTGCCCTACCTGTTGCATCAAGGTCTGATACGCTTGATATATTTGATACGCCAGCTGCTGTTATAAATCCTTGTGAGTTAAAGCCAGAGGTAGCACTTATAGTAGAAGCACCTAAATCAATTTGTCTGCCTGTGGCAGTCATACCTGATATAACTGGCCCTATAACTGCGCCTTGGTCTATTTGTGTACCAACAGCTGTAAAGCCTGATACGCTTTGTATTACAGCTATTGAATTATGTGTTTGTGTAAGTATGGCACTAGCATCAGTAGTAGCCTGGATGGTTGTTTCGGCTTGTAACGCAAGATCGTTATACTTTGATCTTGAATAGTAGCCCTTGTTATAGCCTATACTAGCCATAACTCTATGCCAATGTTATATCTAAATCGCCAGTATTAAATCTAAATACGTCTCCACTACTAACAACCTTAGAAGCTGTTAAGTCTGCATAAGCCAATAAGTTACCAGATGATGAGGCGTCTAAAATGCCTACCGCAACTACAGTGCCATAGTCAGCTGTAGCTGTTGGATATTCAATAGCTGCTGTGTTACTTGCTGTGGTTGGGTTAGTACCAGAAACAGTAAAAGCTCCAGATTGTCTGGCGTATGAACCGCCTGATACCTCAGTACCGCCACCTGTGTCTGTTGGTGCTACGGTGTATAAAGCCACATATAATGTTGATGGTGCTGTATAAGCATTACCACCAAATACATGGTCTAATACCTTGTCCTCTAAATAATCACTAAATCCTGCCATATTATCTCCTAATTATTACTCCAGTAATGTATGTTTTTACCAGCTTTGCCATAAGTTCTTCTTCTCTGCATTAGAGATCCTTTGCCAAATTCTGCTTTCTCTTGTTCCATTCTCATTTCTTCTAATGCTTTTTCAAACTGTGCTGTAAATAAAGCAACTCTATCATCTTCCATGAGATAGATAGAAGCATGTTTTAAGGCGCCATATAAGTAAGCATCTGGATATCCTGTGGATATAAAGTTCGTTGTATTAGAACTGCTTAGAGCATCAATGGTGCCATAGTATGTTAATTGTAGCGTATAACTTGTGTCAGGGGTAGGTGCTAATTCTATTGTATTATCTACCAAAGCATAATAAATTGGTTGGCTTGCAACATTGTCTGTTGACTTTCTATATACATCTAATGACTCTATTGATTGTTGAAACAAAGGCCTAAACTCATTGCTGTCTATTTGTACGTTTACAGCTTCCAACCAGTCATTTGGTAATGATATATATTGTGCATCCGCTGTTGCAGTTGCTCTTTTAATCATGTCTTTGTTTCTTAATCTTCTATTAAATTCTGCTTCAGTTGCATCTATAAAAAAATCAAGCTGACTTGTTAGGTCAGACCTGTTTAAAAAATTTGCAATATTAGTTTTTAATTCATCGTATGTCATACTTTACCTTTCCATGTTCTAAATGGTTTGTTATCTGAATGGTTAAGCCATTTTTTCCATTGCGCAGAATCTTGCGCCCATCCTTCTCTGACTGCTCTTTGATATACTACCATAGGTATTTCCGCTACATGGCGAAAATCTTTACCAGGTGCATATTCAGATAAATTTTTTACATAATCTAAAGTTGGCTGTATATCCTGTTTTGTGTGATAAACAACTTTTTCATCTTCTGTTGCGAATACAGACTTATAACCTTTTTTATGATCTATTAATGTTGTCTTTGCCATGTGTAGATTTTAGCACAAAAAAAAGGGATGCCGAAACATCCCTTTAAGCTAATTGACTAAACTTATGATTCGTTTAAGTCAGCAACGATTCCGTGAGCAGCTTCGTTAGATACTTCTAACCCGTACTCAACAACAATCATTTTTGTTTCAGCATCGCCTATTGTAGCAATATCAACAGTTTTAAAGTCTCTTAAGAAAGATACTTTAGCAAACTCTGGATCTACTAATAGTAATGATGCTTCTCTTGACCTGTTTGATGGAACGATTTTTAGTTCACCAAAGTCAGAAGAGTATACAGATACTGAAGCTTCTACAGTATTTGCATCAATCATTTGTCTAGCTTGAGTTCTACCAGTGAAAGTAGAAATTACTTGCTTGTTGTGTGGACCACATATAGCCATTGAAGGCTCAGCTCCGTTACCAAACATAGTTTGTAAAACACCTTTTAAAAGGTCTTCTGTCAAATCTCTGTCTGTTCCGTCAACTGGAGCAGCACCACCACCAGCACCTGAACCACCAGAACCTCTGGATACGTTAGATGTTAGCCATGATTCAAAACCACCAGTTACCCTAGCTGTTGTAGCATCACCAGTTGTTTTAGCACCGTTTTGACATAAAGCTTCTTCCATGTCTCTTTTCAATGCTTTAGCCATGATAGCTAATTGATGAGCCATTTCTGATCTTTTACCAGCTGGGTCTGAAGCATCTTGTGAGCCAGTTACAGTTGCATCTCTTTTTGAGATCATTGCAACATTACTTACTCTGGTTGTTGCTGTAGAAGTAGATCTTGATAGTTCAAAACCTTCTAGCTGTCCAGCAGCACTTGGAGTAGGTAAGACTTCTGTCTGCCAATCAAACACTACGTTTTTAATATTTCTTTTTCCGATTGATGACATAAACGGAGTTTGCATTGGAGAGATGTTGTAAATAA